GGTTTCCTCGTCCGTGCACCATCGAAGGGTGCGCAGGGAGTCCTGAGCGGAGCGGAGCGCCTGGGTCTTCTGCTCGGTCGTCAGCGCCTCCCAGGTGGCCGCCTTGAGCGTGGAAGCCATGTAGGCGTCCGCGTCGGCCACTTCGATCAGCTCGGGCGGGGTGCAGTTGCACACGGGCTCGCCGGCCCCGCTGGGAGGGTAGACGTAGGGCTCAGCCAGGCGGCGATGCCACCAGCGGGTACCCACGATCAGACTCCGATGACGCGCCAGGCGGTGCCGTTGTACCAGACCAGTGCCTTTGCGGAGCCGCCCCCGGTGGGCGCAGAGCCGGCAGTGGGAGAGGTGGCGTCGGTGACGTATCGGATCATGCCCAAGGCGGGAGGGCTGGGCAGGGTGGCGACGGTCACGCCCGCCTGAAGGTCCAGGGCGCCTTTCTTGGCCTTGAGAGAATTGAAGGAAGCCATCTCGTGAGATGCGGGGCTCAGCCCCCAGTGTAGCCTCAAAGCGGCACGAAAAAAAGGGGGGCTTTCGCCCCCTCCTCTGCTTCGGGTGCATCCCATGAGACACCCAGAGCCCACAACCGCAATCGGACCGTAGCTCAGATCGTCCCGCCGTAGGGCGAGTTGCAGATCAGGCGCACAGCCGGAATAAGCCGAGGCTCGCTATAGGCGAGGACGTAATTAGAGCCGGTGGCGAGCTGCGCGTTCGTCGGGTTGTCGAAGCTGGCATTCCAGGAAGTGCCGGGAACGTGCTGGACGTGGTGATAGTCGATCACGATGCCATCTTGCTTGGAAGGGGCATTGCGATCGGGTTCGATCTCCATGGGCACTTGATCGCCCTCCAGCATGACGCCAGGGCCGCAGAGATAGCAGACGAACTGCCGCTGCTGGCCACTGGTGCCGATGATCGGAAGCTGATCGTCAACGATGACGTTCACATTGTAAGCGTTGCCGATCAGAAGCCGTGCGTTAACACCGCGCCGATCACCTTCATAGGTCAGGAAGCCAATCTGCTCCAGGTAGGCTGCGACAAGAGAGTGAATCACCGCAGTAGTGATGCTACTTTGGCGTTCATTGAGCTTGTAACGAGCTTCGATGACGTTTTCGGCCGTGAACCAGTTGGCGATGGTCGAGCCCGACGTTACCGACTTGTTGATGCTGTTGGTAGCATTGAGCGGGCCACCAGTGCCCAGCAGGCCCTCCATCTGCGACACGAACTTGCGAGTGCGCAGCTTGTCCATTGCTGGAGCGAGCTGGCCAGCAAGAGCAGCCATGGGGTCTTCGCCAATGGCGAGACGGCTCAGCTTGTCGCCGGCATAGGCGAAGCCACGATGGGTGATGGAGGCGTACTGCGTGGAGGCAGTGATCTTCTGGAAGGTGAAATGTCCCTCGCCAGAATCACCCCAGTCATCGCCGGAGGTCATGCGCTCTTCCACCGGGTCAAGCGGATCGAAGAAGGGAGCTTCGATACGAGTTCCGCTAGTGGCGGTGAGCAGTTCACTGGTGGCAATGATCCCCGAGCGGATCATGCGCGACTGCAGGAAGATTTGTTCTTGGAGGTACTCGCGGAACGGAGCGGAAGTCGCCAGCCGAGTCAGGCTTGCAACATCGCCCTGGAACGTTCCGCCCAGGTTGCCGAGATAGGCCACGGGGAGAAAAGCAGGGTTGACGTTGTGGTGACACCACCGCGCAGCGGTTGTGTTTCTGCCTCGGACTCAGCGCAGCCTCATCCTTTGGCGCGAGCAGCGCTCGCTTCGGCCTTCAGCTTAGCAGCAAGGTCGGGATCTTCAACCTCAAGTTGGATACGCTGGGTGACGCTTCCGCCGGGGAGGTAGGGGTTGCCCGACGTGTCCACCGAACCGCCAGCAGCAGGCTTGGAACCCATGCCGCCAGCGCCCTGCCTGGGCCTGAACAGGTAGGCGTACTGAACGTCCTTGCGCAACGCTTCACGCAGTTCGGTGAGGCCAATTTTCGCGCCCCTGTGTTTGGCAACGGTTTTCCCATTGTCATCTTCGACCAGCGAATGCAGCAGCCCCCATGCGTGATCCGGCTGAAATACTTCGGCACCGCTAAAAATGGCAAGAAAATCAGTCCGCACCCTGTCTTCGATGCGCTTTTGTGCCAGCTCCTCCTTCTCCTGTTCAAGCCTTTCTTTTTCCTTCCGTAGATCCTCCTTCTCTTTTCGCTCGATCTCAAGAAGCTCAGCGGTTCTGTTCTGATCCTCAAGCTCTTTCTTCTCGCGGGCCGCCTCCTTCTCGCGCAACGCCCTAACCTCGTCCTGCAGCTTTCTCTTCTCGTCCAGAATCTCCCCCTTGTTGCCATCCAAAGCGGCAAGCCGCCTTTCCAGGGCGTCAGCCTTGTTGGCCTTTTCTTGCAGCTCGGCGATCTGTTCGGTGGTGAGCGACATGACGCGAGTGGTAGACGTGCTAAACTGTAGCGCATAGTCGCCCTAGACTTCAATGGCAAACGCTCCCGCCCCGAAAGCCACGCCCCCTGCTGCGCCCACGGTTACACAGAAACCCGCTGAGCAGCCCCCGGCTACGGAACCCCCCTCCGAACAGCCCCCTGCCGAAGAGGAGCAGGAGGCCGAGGCGCAACCGTTCGTGGAGCGCGTCAACATGGCTGGCCTCGTGCTGGAGAAGACCGTTCACCCGGACGGCGAATGCGAGACGCGGACGCTTCAGGAGCCCACGATCGCCCCTGAGCTGATCCGCGCCACTCGCGCCAGCCAGCGGCGACGCGGCCACTGATCACAGCCCCACTGATAAGCGCCTTGGGTTGCCGCCCGAGGCGCTTTTTGCTGGGGCGGAGCCGGCAGCAGGGCGGACCTGGGCAGCGGCACGCGCTTGATCCATCATCTCCTTTTTGGCTTCCTCCTTGAGCTTCTTGACGTTCGCCAGCAGCTCCTTGAGATCCACGTCCTCAGGGATCCATTCGCCATGGAACATGATCTTGTGGAGTAGCTCAGTTGTAATCTGTCCCTTCTCTTCAAGATCGCTCAGAACACTTACGTCCTGGCCAAGCAGGCGATAGAAGTCAAAGTCCTGGCTGATGATGGCCTTCGGCGGCTCGACGCCACGGTATTCGCCAGCCATCCTAAATGCTTCATTCATAGCATCCTGTAACTGACGCGCAGCCGTCGCAAGTACACAGTTTGCCTGCTGCTGATCAATGCGCTTGGCGTCAGCGCTTTCGGCTACAAACTTCTGTCCGAGCAGTTTCGTGATGCCAAGGTGCGAGATTTCATTCTCCAGCCGATCCAGAAGTTCGGCCTGCGCGACAAAAGAGCCCGCATCACATTCAACCCAATACGCCTTTGTGTTGGGGTTCATGCGAATGGCATAATTAAGCCCCGTCACCCCTTCGGTGCCATCATAATCCTCCAGCACAAGCAAGCCGATTGCGGCAATGTGCAGGGAATGCAGCAAGTCAGCAAGGCGCCGGTAGTGAGCGATGTTCAGGTAGGCGACATCGGCAAGTGGAGGAGAGGCGCACAGGTAGCCTTCTTTTTCCGCGTAGATATTAACGAGCGGAACGTAGTCAAGAGCAAGCGGACCCTGGCTTACTGCTTCGGGCTTGTCAGATTCGTATAACTGGAAAGCGCTCGGGATGATAACGCGAGCAGCAAGAACGTACTCCTCGCCAAAGTCGCCATTTGGCTTCTTGATCTCTTCTTGATAGCGAAACATTGTGAGTTTTGCGCCCGGCTCGTCGTTCTCGCGCCTGCTGCCAAGATACTGCCAAGGGTCCACCGGCACGAAATAAGGGCGAAGCGGATCAATCTCGTCGCCTGCGTTCTGTGGCTTTCTTTCTTTCGCGTCAACTATCAGCGACGACATGCCGTAGCTCAGCGCTACCTCCAGCCGCTTCTTCGCGAACTGGTCTAACGATGTCCCGTCACCATCCACATCCTTCCTGAACTCCTCCTCCCACCACGGATCCCCGCCTTCAAGCTGAATACTACGACGCAGTACCATGCCAGCGGCATTGCTGATCAACCGCTTAACAAAGGGAGCAAGCACGGAAAGATTGACTCGCGCCTGCCATGGATCATTCCCGTCTTTCGCGATTTCCCTGGGTTCACGCGGCAGGTAGACATCCGCGTTTTCGTGCAGATACCTTGTCCCGCTTGAGCTTGTGACTGCATGTATAATTTCCCAGTCCAGGCGCATACGCCGAACCGTTTCATCCATGAAAAACGGACTATCCTTGTCCGTGTAACGCGGCGCCGACAACCTAATCCGTGTGATGCTCATTGCAGCGCAGCATTTGACAGCAGCTTAGCCTAGCACCTACAATAGTGAGGGCCAGCGGCGGTGGAACGCCCTGACCCGTGACCGCCTGCCCTACAGACGATGGACTCATCCTACAAGGCCCTGCCGTCTCCCGAGCGGCTAGGTGAACTCTTCTCGTGGGACATTGATCAGGGCTATCTTGTTTGGCGTGTTACGCGAGGCAGTGGCACAAAAGGGAGCAGAGCGGGAACTATCAACAACTGCGGCTATCTTTCTACAAGCATTAAAGGAGAGCGCTACTTGATTCATCGTATTATCTGGATGCTTGGCAGCGGCTCTGACCCAATGGGGCTTCAGGTTGACCACATCAACGGCAATCGCCTTGACAATCGCTTTTGCAATCTTCGCATTGCGGAACGCATTGACAACAATAAAAACGTTAAAGTGCATAGTGACAACAAATGCGGCCATCTTGGCATCACGCAGCACAAGCCTGGCGTTTGGAGGGCGCGAATTATGAAAAACGGGAAGAATATGCACATAGGACTTTTTGCGAGCATTGAGCAGGCCGTGGAGGCTCGCCGTAAAGCTGAGCTAGAATTTCACGGAGACTTTTCTTCCCATGCCAGCCGAAACCGCTAGCAATTTTCGCCCAAGCGGCGATTTCCTGATTGACAAAAACCACATTTCGCTGCGAGCGATGCAGGGGCGGATCTTCAGGGATCGGCGCCGCTTCCGCGTGGTTTTGGCGGGCCGGCGAGGCGGAAAAACGGTCTTTGGCGGGGTGGAGTTGACCAGGGGCGCGACGGAGCGCGTGGGAGTTTATTACTATGTCGCCCCGACATATCGGATGGCGCGTGACATAGCGTGGGATACATACAAGCGCATTATTCCCGAGCGCTGGATACGAAAAAAGAACGAATCCAACCTAAGAATCGACCTTATCAATGGGTCAAGCATTTACCTGAAGGGCTCAGAAGACCCCGACGCGCTACGAGGCCCAGCGCTATCTGGCGTAGTGCTTGACGAATGCGCGTTTCAGCAGGAATATACCTGGCGTTCCGTCATTCGCCCCGCACTGTCGGATCGCGGCGGCTGGGCGCTATTTACAACTACTCCCTCGCCGGAAGGTACGGCGGGATGGTTCTACGAGTTAATACTAAAGCTCAAGCACGCAGAGCTTGACGATCCCGGCCTGGAGCAGCTTGACCCGACACAGTGGACACTTTACGAATACACATCACTGCAAGGCGGGAATATCCCAGTAGCGGAGATTGAAGAGGCACGCCGCACACTTGCCCCCGAAGTGTTTGAACGCGAGTATGAAGCCAAGATCCTGTCAAACACGGGACTTGTCGCATCGTGTTTTTCGATGCTCAACGTTGACTCCAGCGTCGAAGACGACGACGAATTGCCGCTTTACGTTGGGATTGACTTCAATAACGACCCCTTAACAGCAATTTGCGCCAATA